TTGTATCCTACGCTCCACGCTAGACAGTAACAAGGTTGACAATTGACCGTCTACGTCTAGTTTAATGCGCCACAAGTGACAACCTTGGAACCATTGGGCAAAGAATGTATTTCCGTTCTCTGTGGTTGCTTTGTAGGCTAGTTGCTTGAATTCCATTTGTTTAACTTCCTTATTGGTTGTTTATGTGGTTTGAGTACTGTACAGCCATAGCTTGTGCTAAACCATCAAAAGTTTTGCTTCTGATTTTCCAACGGTCAGCACTTGGTGGTAAGTAATGGAGGCGCATTTGTTCGCGTCTAGGCAATGAGTCGTAAACCTCCTTTACGTTGTCGGTATCCTCTAACCTAGGCAAGCCATGAAGCCATAAGCCAGTCTTTTTAGACTCAGGATGTCCGAACATCCAAGGCTGGACGTATTGCGTAGGCTTGAAAGGTAGCACGCCTACAGGGTTTTCCATACAAACATAGTCACAAATACTGGTTGCAAGATTCCAAAGCTTTGTTGTCCAATCAATAGACTCTAAACGCTTGTCGTGCTTTGGCATACCTTTGGCATAGGTAGAATTACCACTAACAGCTAATGCCGTACATGGTGGATGCATAATGATCAAATCCCAACGCTCATTAGACTTGAGAACCTCAACGCAATCTCTTTGGATGTGGTAGGTGCTGCCATCGTCTGCCGGTAGTATGTCACTAGACCAAGCATCATGGCCTAGGGATCTAAAGGCTTCTCTAACTGTTCCAGATGATTCGCAAAGTATAAGTACTTTCATTGTTCTATTCTCCTATGCTACTTGTAGTGTGGGTATTAGTGAAGATTTGAATTTGCTTGCTTTGCTACCATGTACAGTTATTGCAATATTGCGCTTAGATCCATCGCATAAACCGCAATCAATACATTGGAGGCCTTCGCTATCCGCTAAACATTCCAATTCATCGTCTGCCAAGCTATCGCCAGCCATTGCTACGCGGAATGTCTTATAGCCAAGATTCTGATACTTAATAGCTTGCTTAGGGCTATCGGCGCTGACCATGCATAAGCTTGCAAAACGTGCGTCAAAACCTTTATGTGCTACTTGGTGCGTATAGCCAGTGTGAGAAACACAAAGCTTTGTCACCTGTTCCATAACGTTAAATGGTGCTGCCGCTGGGTCACCATAGGCACCTAGTCTAACCTTGCGACCGGCAAATAAATGCCCGTGATCTACTAGGTTAAACTGGGGATATATCCCTTTTATGTATGATCTATAAACTGCAGCTGGTGCCTGACCTACGTTAACATAGCAAGCACCACCAATGGATTGCTTGTGTGGGCAATTGCCACAAATGCTGCCATCTTGTTTTGTTTCTATGGCTTGCACTGGGTGTATATCAGCCCTAATAATCCAAGTTTGCACCATGTTGCCAGTTTTATCATTTACACTGTTAAAGGTAGCCACAACGACAATTGGCTTGCCGTCTAGTTCGCTAGGCCCTTCGTACAATACAACGCCTCGCAAAGTTTGCTTGGCTGTTCTGATTTTCTTAATGGTTTGACCTAATAGCTTTGCCATTGTCTTATATCCTTATTGGTTAACTGTCTAAATACTATGCAAAAGCCTACTGGTGATCAATAGGCTTTAACTTAGTATTAACTCAAAATAATACTGTTACAGTCTTCTTTAACGTAATCTAATAAATTATCTTCACTATCGAACTCAAAGCCAGCAGCGCCAGACTCATTACATGCAAAGGTATACTCAGCTTTAAGCCAGATAGTAAAACCATTGGAATCAAAATCTATACCCGATATTTTGTGTTGGTGAATACCGGCTGCTGCTAGGACTTGGCTTTTTGTAATACGGTAATTGTTCATTTGATAATACCTCTATCTGCTATTTCCACATTCAAAAAGTGACTAAGCTTTAGTAACTCATCATCGCTAACGTGCTCCAAAGCGCACAAGGTATCTATTGTAACTTGACCTTGTGTTCTACCCCAACTACTAACTGCCTGTAGTGCTTTTTGGGTAGTCATTAACTCTTTTAATTGCTCTAGCTTATCTTTGCTTATTAACATTTTGTTTGTCTCTTTTGTTTTTGTCATTTGATGTAGTAACTATGGACTACCAATGCACAAATCGCAACACGCTGTCTCACTTTTGTTTAGATCAATTAGTTATAACAACGGCTTTCCTTATAACCTCTTTGGTGTGCTTCCTTCTATGGGTAAATCTTAGGGTTGACTAAAGGCTACTACATACACCCACACACTTAACCCTTTGGTTAGTCCTTAGTCTAACTGTTGTAATCCAGGCGATGACCTTAGCTCTAACCTTAGTCTAACCATTAGGTTTAGTTGCACCTTAGTCTAACTGTTGTTGTCTAGGGTTAGACCTTAGACTAACTGTTGGGCTAAGTGACACCTTAGTCTAACCGTTGGGTTAAGCCCCCGCTGATAACTAATGGTTACTGTTAGGGGTGGGTCTAACCGTTGGGGTCGGGGGCGGTGCTGGTGTCTCTATGATTATTGTAGTAGGCCCATAGTCTTACCAGAGTAGAAATTAGAAAAAGTAGTATAAGTTAGCACTCACTAACCTTAGTCAACCCTTTGAATACACAAGATAATCTAAGAAATACACATATTATTGTAAATAACAGTAAATAGTGCTTGACTTTTGAGTAAAAGTATGATATAATCAAGAGGTATTCTTAGCTACATAAGGTAAATACATAATGGATAATAACATTACTGAACCTAAGAAAAAGAGAGGCAGAGGTAGACCTAAGAAGTCTGAGGTAGCCGCTAGTAAACGTGGGAATAGGGGAGTCATGGGTCGCCCTAAGGGTGACGCTGCTATTATCAATGAGTACAAGGCTCGTATGTTAGCCAGCCCTAAGTCTAGGAGAGTACTTGAGACTATCTTTGATGCTGCCTTAGACAATGACCATAAAAATCAAGCTGCTGCATGGAAGTTAGTTATGGATCGTACACTACCATTAAGCTATTTTGAGAAAGATGCAGCCAGTGGTAGATCTTCAGTTAACATTACTATATCTGGATTAGGTAGTAATGTAGAAACTAATGTTAGTGATAATGACATTGAAGGGGAGATTGTAGAACAAGATGTATAAATATTTCAGTAGAGATGAGTTTGCTTGTCAAGTGACAGGTGAAAATGAAATAGAAGATGAGCTTATACTGGCATTAGATGAGCTAAGAGAAGCCTGTGGTTTTCCTTTTGTAATCACCAGTGGCTATAGATCCCCACAGCACCCCATAGAATTAGGTAAAATAAAACCAGGAACTCATGCCCAAGGCATAGCAGCGGACATAGCTGTATCATCAGGTATACAAAGGCACACTATAGTTAAGAAGGCTATAGAGCTAGGCTTTAGTGGTATTGGTGTAGCTAATGGATTTGTGCATGTAGACGTTAGACCTACGGACGTACCAGTGATGTGGACTTATGGGTAACAAAGAATACAAAGAAACATTAGCCAAGCAGGAAGATCTTAACTGGGATGGTAATATTGAACCACAGGAGTCTACTACTGAGTACACAATAGTTGTGGATGAGGATAGGATGGAACAGTTAAGAAAGTTAATACATGACAAGTCTTAACATTGAGTTATTGGACTGGCAGAAGCAAGCATGGGTAGACCATACTAGATTTTTAGTAATAGCTGCTGGTAGACGTACAGGTAAGACTAGACTAGCTGCATGGAAACTTATTGTAAAAGCCTTAGAGTCCACTAAAGGTAATGTGTTTTATGTAGCCCCTACACAGGGTCAGGCTAGAGACATTATGTGGCAAACACTCCTAGAGTTAGCTCAGGAAGTGATAGTAAGTGCTCACATTAACAACTTGCAAATTAAACTAATCAATGGCTCTACTATATCATTGAAAGGTGCAGATAGACCGGAGACTATGCGTGGTGTATCTCTGTACTACCTAGTGATGGATGAGTACGCAGACATGAAGCCAGAGGTCTTTGAGCAGATCCTTAGACCTGCCCTAGCTGACCAGAAAGGAGGTGCACTGTTTATTGGTACACCTATGGGGCGTAACCACTTCTATGAGTTGTATAAATACGCAGAGCTAGGGGACGATGAGTCCTATGTAGCTTATCACTTTACAAGCTATGACAATGAACTACTGGACTCTGAGGAAATAGATCTAGCTAAGAAGTCAATGTCATCCTATGCCTTCCGTCAAGAGTTTATGGCATCCTTTGAAGCAAGAGGCTCAGAGATGTTTAAGGAGGAGTGGGTTAAGTTTGGTGAGACTCCAGATGTAGGGGACTACTACATAGCCATTGACTTAGCTGGCTTTGAGCAAGTAAACAAGAAAAGATCTAAGAACAGTAGGCTTGATGAATCATCCATAGCCATAGCTAAAGTAAATGAAGAAGGCTGGCACATAGAGAACATCATCTATGGTAGGTGGGACTTAGCGGATACAGCAAGGAAGATATTTGAAGCAGTAAGAGACTACAGACCTATCAGTGTAGGTATTGAACGTGGTATATCTCAACAAGCTGTAATGTCACCTTTGACTGACCTAATGAAGCAGAATGGTAGATTCTTTGTTGTAGAGCAGCTTACACATGGTAACAGGAAGAAAACTGATAGAATTATGTGGGCCTTACAAGGTAGATTTGAGAATGGTCAGATTACATTGGGTAAAGGTGAGTGGAATACTAGGTTTATGGATCAACTATTTCAATTCCCAGACCCATTGACACATGATGACCTTGTGGACTCAGTGGCATACATAGATCAATTGGCTAAAGTAGCTTACACATATGACTTTGAGATCAATGATCTTGAGGTACTAGACACAGTAACAGGATATTAACATGGCTAAACAAGGTTTGTACAGTAACATTCATGCTAAACGTAGACGTATTGCAGCGGGTTCCGGTGAAAAGATGCGTAAAGCCGGTAGTAAAGGTGCTCCTACAGCAAGAGCATTCAAAAAAGCAGCCAAAACAGGTAAAAAATAATGGACTACGGTGATAATGACGTACTGTCAACTGATGAGCACCTAGAAAACTGGGTAATGGCTAAGTGTGACTCTTGGAGAGATCACTATGAGTCCAACTACTCAGAGAAGTTTGAAGAATTCTACCGTCTATGGCGTGGAATCTGGGCTTCAGAGGACTCTATGCGTAAAAGTGAACGCTCTAGGATCATTAGCCCTGCTACACAGCAAGCTGTAGAGTCCAGTGTAGCTGAAATAGAGGAAGCTACCTTTGGTCGTGGTAAGTACTTTGATATTACTGACGATATGGCAGACCCAGAGAACCAAGATATTGTATATTTACGTCAAAAGCTGCATGAAGACTTTGAAAAGGTAGGCTTACGCAAGAGTGTAGGTGAATGTCTTATCAACAGTGCAGTGTTTGGTACAGGTATTGGTGAAATAATACTTGAGGACGTAAAAGAGATGGCTCCAGCCACTCAGCCTGTCATGGGTGGAGAATTACAAGCTGTAGGTGTAAACATTACTGACCGTACAGTCACTAAACTACGCCCTGTAATGCCTCAGAACTTCCTTATAGACCCTGTAGCTACCTCCATTGAGGATGCCCTAGGTGTAGCTGTAGATGAGTTTGTACCCCGTCACCAAGTCCAGCAATTGCAGGAACAAGGTGTATACAGAGACATTTATGTAGGTCAAGCAGCCAGTGACTACGACTTAGAGCCAGATCAAGATCTTACTTCCTTTGACGAAGACAAGGTACGCCTGACTAAGTACTATGGTTTAGTGCCACGCTACTTGCTAAAGATAGGTGAGCAGGAAGCAATGCTTGGTGAAGACGAAGATATTGCTGATATTGAACTAGAAGGTAATGATGAAGAAGATAATGAAGACGAGTACTTTGTGGAAGCTATCGTTGTTGTCGCTAATGGAAGCATTCTACTAAAAGCTGAAGAAAACCCATACATGATGCAGGACAGACCTATTGTTGCATTCCCATGGGATGTAGTACCTAGTAAGTTCTGGGGCCGTGGTGTATGTGAGAAAGGTTACAACAGCCAGAAAGCACTTGATACTGAGCTTAGAGCACGCATTGACGCACTGGCACTAACAGTACACCCTATGATGGGTATGGACGCTACACGGCTCCCTAGAGGCTCTAGACCGGAAGTTAGGCCAGGAAAGATACTACTAACCAACGGTGACCCTAGAACTGCCTTGTTCCCATTTAACTTTGGTCAAGTAAATCAGATTACCTTTGCACAGGCAGCAGAGCTACAGAAGATGGTACAGACTGCTACAGGGGCTATAGACTCCGCTGGTATTGCAGGTAGTATCA